GATCGGTTTGGGAAAGCTGGGAATCCAGGCAGGCGAATTCTGGAAGCTGACGCTCAGAGAGTTCTGGGCAACTTACTACGGACGGTTCGGGCGCGAGCAAGTTCAAGAGCCAATGGACAAAGATGCTCTGGCCGAGCTGATGAGGAAATTCCCGGATGGCGACAACCCTTGAAGAGCTAGTAGTCAAGATTCAGGCTGACTCATCTGAGCTCCAGAAGGGCATGCAGGAGGCAATGCGGGTCTCGGCCGACTCCTCGGCCAAGATCGCAGCCTCCCTTGACGCCATGTCTCAGAAGGGTGGGAAGTCCGTTAGCAGTCTTCAGCGGATCGCCGAGACTGCGTTCGGGTTCATCGGCGGGCAGGCGATCATCGGCGGGATCCGCGCGACCACTGGGGCAGTTACTGATCTCTTCAAGTCCATGGTTGTCGATGGTGTGGCAGGTGCATCCGCGTCGGAGGCAGAAGTCACGCGGCTGAATTACGCGCTTGCGCAGGCGGGGCACTATTCTAGGGGTGCCAGCCAATCAATTCAGGACTTCGCCAATGAACTCCAGAACGCCACGAAGTACGAAAACGATGCGATCGTAAAGACTGCCGCCACGATCGAATCCCTGGGCCAGCTCGACGAGAAGGGTCTCAAGGTCGCTACGAAGGCCGCTGTTGACCTATCCGCAGCGTTATCGATCGACCTGAACACCGCGACCCAACTCGTGGGGAAGGCCGCTGCAGGAGAAGTGGGGTCGTTCTCCCGGTACGGCTTGATCATGGAGAATGGGGCCACCACCGCCGAGACGTTCGCCCGGGCCATGGAAATGATCAATTCCAGGTTCGGAGGAGCAGCCGCCAACCAGGTGAACACCTACGCGGGCGCTACCGCACAGGTGACAAACAACTGGGGCGACATGACCAAGGAGCTTGGATTCGCGGTTACCGGAAACCAGGCCGTGATCGGGTCCGTGAAAGAGGTCAATGCCATTGTCCAGGAAATGACAAAATGGCTGAATACGAACCAGGTCGAGGTGAAGAAGTGGATCGCCGAGGGTCTGATTGTTTCCGCCGAGGCAGTGAAGGGTCTCGCGGGCGGGATAGATCGATACCTCATCCCGGCCGGCCAGACGCTCACAGCGGTATTCAAGACGGCCGGAAGTGCCATAGGCGCAGTTGGGGCCGCTGCCGTTGAGCTCGTAAGCGGTAATTTCGGCGGCGCAAGCGAGGTCATGAGAGCTTTCGGCGCCGACACCAAGGAAGCTTTCGCGGAAATCGGGGAGCGCACGATCGTTTCCGATGGACTCGACGCAATTGCCGGGGCTGCTGATCGGGTTGGGGCCGCGGCAAAGCGCGGACTTGGGGAATTGGGAAGCAGGGCCATCGCGACCGTCGAGCCGGTAAACCAAGGCCGGGGAGCACTGGACGAACTCACGGCATCCATGGTCGCCGCAGGGGAAGCTGGTCAGAAGCTCGCGGACGATCTCCTTGCGTTTAAGCCCGACGAAATTTACGGGGAGCAAACCGAATATATCAAAGCGCAGCTTGAACTCAGGCAGGTTTCGCTCGAAGAGGCGCATGCCTTGGAGCTCGAAGCGTTTCAGGCAAAGGTCAATGCAGAGCAGGGCCTGCTTGATGAGGCGTACTCTCAGAAGAAAATCAGCGATGAGGCGTACTCGAACGCCTATATGGCGCTCGAGCGGAAGCGCGCGAGTGACAAGCTCACGATCGAGGCAAAGCAGAAGAAGGCAGAAGACGATCTCAATAAGGCGAAGATCGATGCTGTAAGTCAAACATTCGGAAACCTTTCATCACTCCAGAAGACGAAGAGCCGAGAACTCTTTGAAATAGGGAAGGCTGCAGCGGTAGCTCAGGCTATGGTGGACGCAGGCGCGGCCATCGTGAAGACCATGTCGTCGGTGCCGTACCCGTTCAACATTCCGCTTGCTGCCGCTCAAGGCATTGCGGGTGGGGTCCAGGTGTCGAACATCGTGGGAACAGACATGAAGCTTGCGACCGGTATCGACTCGGTACCTGGGATCGGGACACAGGACCAGGTGCGCGCAATGCTTGCTCCAAATGAGCGAGTTCTGACGGGCGAACAGAACAAGGACCTTACGAAATTCCTGTCCGGTGACAGTATCATGGTCGCGATTCTTCGCTCCATTGACGCCAGGCTTTCACAGATGAGTTCGGGCGGCGGGAGCATCACGATCCAGATCGGAAGCCGAACGCTTACCGAGGTTCTCAGGGATGAGATTCGCGGTGGAAGGATGGTGTTCGCCTAATGCAATGCCGAATTCTTGATTTTAATTATTGCACCCAGGACAACGTGACGGTTTCAGCGTCGAGCCAGAACCCGGAGTTTCCGGTATCCAACGTGAAGAGGTCGACCAGGTCGAAGGTCTGGCGTGGGGCCGGGAATTTCGTGATTGCTGCGAGCAATTGCAAGATCGACTTCCTAGAGGTCGAAGGTGGGCCGGAGCTTACGGCGACCGTGACGTCTGGAACCTACTCGCCGGCTACTCTTGCCGCCGAGATTGCTGCTCAGATGGCAGCGGCCGGAGCGAAGACATATTCGTGCTCGTTTTCCACGACCACAGGGAAATGGAGCATTGCCACGGTCGACGGCGACCACCTCTCACTTCCGTGGCAAACGGGGACGCACTCAGCGAGCAGTATCGGTGCGTCCCTCGGTTTTATTGGCGATAGCGCGGGCGCGCTCTCGTACGCCGCAGGAAAGATTGCCCTGCACACCGAGGAGTGGATCACGCTCGATCTGGGATCGGCTGAGGAAATCGATTCTTTTGCGATGTTCTTTGACCCGATGCGTGCGATTCCGTTCTCGGCCGAGGCAGAGATCAGGATCCAGGCGAACGCTACCGATTCATGGGCTGCTCCGGCGTTCAACGTTCTTCTGACTTTGGACACGGAATTTGATCTGCTCAGCGTGTTCTGGGCGCAGGCCTACCAGTACCGATACTGGCGAATTCTGATCAAGGACCCGGCGAACGCAAACCTTTACGTGGAGGTTTCAACGCCTATCCTAGCGATGGCAACGCAGCTTACCCGAGTTCAGCGCAACGGCTGGTCTCCTGAAATCGAAGACCCGAGCGATATCGAGCGCACGAAACACGGGCACGAGTACGCTGACGTCTATCCACAAATCAAACGTCTGAGCCTGGAATATGCGGGACTCTCCTATGCAGACATCAAGAAGCTGACGGCTATTTATAAGCGTGTCGGCCGCGTGGTCCCGATCGTGATCGCACTCGACCCAGAGGGGACCAAGTACGACAAGGACCACTTCGTCCTATACGGCAAGTTCCGGGAGGCATTCAATCCGAAGCACCTGACTGCGTCGTACTTCAATTACGCAGTCACTTTTCAGGAGTCGTTCTGATGAAACTTCTGGTTCACGAGCTCAGAACGGAACTGGTTCAGCAGATCAAGACCGGCCACAAGAATGTTCTTCTGCACGCGGTTCGTCCTCACATTTACCGCCACGGATTACCGGCGGGAGCCGTGCGCATGGAACTCAGAGATGAGTCCGGCCAGGTGGTCGCCTTGAGCGCCGCGGTTGATCTCGCTGAAATCGGAAGCGGAACCTACTGGCATGGGTACCAGCGCTTCTACCTCTCCGCGATGCTGAGGCGGGATACCTCGTATCAGGTCGCCATGGTTCCCCAGGGGGGCTATGCGTTCGACGAGGCCGCGTACCTTGGGTGCTGCAATGATTTTGATCTGAGACGAACGCAGGCAGGCTACTCGCCGAACTTAGGCGTGAATGCCGCGTTGGATATTGAACTGTGGGAGTCGCGTGAAGCGCTTAGGAGGGTGGGCTGATGCGGGTTATTGACCTGGCAGATGGGTTTGAGACCGAGCAGGAGCCAGACCAGGGCCTACTCAGGGCCACGCATTTCGGGGCATTCGCGAGCGACCTAGCTTTCACTGAATGGCTTACCTCTGTCGGAGGGGTTCTGGCTGCTGGGTTTTCGTACGTGAACAGCACGGACAAGGTACTCCACTGGTACGACGGGGCAGAGTGGAAAACGCCGGC